GTTCTTGTGAAAGTTCTTGACCTTGTAATGTTAGGCGTTTATTTGCCCACTCTATTGCGTTATGTATTCTTTCTGTAATATCCATAATTTTTGTTTTATTAAGTAATTAATTATCTGCAACTGCAACAAGCTGGAGAACGTTAAAACATTAAAACAATTTTATAACAAAGTATAAAAGAAATAAACGTGGTGTTTTTTCTGTGGTTTATTACACCTCCACATGGTTGATTAATGGCTCAACTTCTATAGGCTTCTTTGTTCACGTTTACTTCATTTATACTCAATCGTTATAAGTAATTAATTGCTCATTTAACTCCAATCTCAAAATTACCAATATTAAAATATTGATTTAATTGTAAAAGTAGTTCCTTTAATTTCATTATCTACAGAATATACACATAATATAGTTCTAGCAATAGGGTTTATTTTAACAATATATTGTTTACCTAAATCACTATTTACTGTATACATCCATACTTTCTCTTTTTTTTCATTAAACTCTACTGTTTTATCAGTAATATAATATGTTGATTTATTATCTATTGTTATATGTGTAATCATTGTTTCTTGTTCATTGATTACAAATAATGAAGTATGATTATAATCCATTGTACAATCTTTCCATAAATCTAATGTTGTATCATAATCACAATATTGTGCTATTTCAGTTGTTATTGATTGACTAAATGTGTTGGTTAAAATTATTGAGAATAATATTGTCAATAATTTAATTTTAAATATTTTATTCATAGTATTTTATTTTAAAGTGAGTCAGAAATTAATCTGACTCGTTAATTAGTTTTTATATTTTTTAAATGTGTTTAATTCATAATCAAATTTAATTCCACCTGCTAAAATCCTATCATTTACACCTGAAGTTAATGCAACAGATGTTACAATATACCAATTATTGTAGGTAGCTTCAGTATTAACAATTATTACTTTAGTGTTAGTATTTTTATAATTTATTGATATTTCATATTCAGTAGAGTAATCTAAAAATAATACAAATTTGTTAGATACATGCATTGATGTTAATACACCATTGTTGTAGTTTACAATATTTAATACATATGATGTATCATCAATTGATTGATCATCTACAAATACAGATAAATCTAATTTGATTTTAGTTTTTTCTAATTGTTTTAATTGAGATCTAGTTTTAGATATGTTAGTATCAAAACCTGATTGTTGTGCAAATGCACATGCAGACATTACAATAAGCATTAAGCTTATAAATAGCAATTTGATTTTCACTGATTCTTTCATGATTTCTAGGTTTTAGTTGATTTATATTTTGATTGAATTATTTAAAAAGAACAAGCCTCTCACTTGTTTGGTGGTTTCATATTTGTGTATATAATGAGAAAACGACTAATAATTATATACAACTACCAAGTTAATGGACAACCACTAAGTTTTGTTAGAATATTTATTAGGGATATTATATTTTAATTTGTTTTAAATAAACTCTTACAAGGTTGTACCTTGGCTATACCTCCTACTTAAGATAGGTGTTCTAAATTCAGTTGAACTATTTATTCTACAATTGGATAAGAGTTTATTATTAATCAGTATCACAAAAGTTACTCTGATTAATTTTTTGTACAATGATTATGACCTCTTTCAATTATTAAATAAAAATACTTATTTTTAAGTCTCTTTCTTCTTTTGTAAAGTATTTTATTATCATATTGCCAAGGATTCATTTTAAGTAAATATTGACATTCATTAAATGACATTACTTCTTTAAGCTTTATTATATTTTTCATAATTTATTGTTTTAATGTTTTAAATAAAATATAACTTATTTACTTTAAAGTTAGTAAGACTTTGTTTCAACAAGTTATATAATATTATCTTTTAGTTTTGGACTAACTGGTGGAAAGATATTAAACCACCTCACGTATAGTATGTTGTATAAGAACTACCAAATACACCACCTAACTATCATCTTTAGTAACTAATGTTACAATATTTTAAAGTAAGGTTTGACCAACTAACCTACAAGGAGTATTTTTACAGAATACTTAAACTGTATTGAGGAAACTATCACATAAACTCAATATAAGAACTAGTGGAGGGAATCGAACCCTCCTTTATTCCAAAACTAGTTCACACTAACTACTAAGAGTTAAGTGGTTGTTGAGAACTTACTGCAACTGGAGCTACAGAAGTATGTTTGATTAACAAATCTACTTCAGCTATTTCTGAAGTAAATACTGTTTCACGATAAATAGGCATACCATTGTATAATAATACACCACCATCCTTACCTTGAGTTTTAGGCTTTTGTCCTTTATAGAAAGGAGCAGTAGCTTCACGATGGATTAATTTTCCTTCAATAGGAAATTCTGAACCTGCTGCCAAGTTCATAGCATTTAAAGTTGCTAATTCAGCTCTAAAGAAAGCTGTACGAGTTTGTTTATTAATGATTCCACCATTAATTACAAAACTGTCTTCTGCTACCATTACTGAACCCCAGTTAGGAGTTTTTTCAGATACATTGATTACTAAGCCTGTGTTTGGGTTTGATTTTACGATTAATTTTGACATGATTTCTTGTTTTTAATTGTTAATTGATTTATTGATTTATTAATTGTTTGACAAAGTTTAAGTCTATGTCAAGACTATCCAACAATTAACAAGATGATATAACTAATGTATAGACCAAGTCTGAATGCTATAAATAGCTAATTAGATTATATGAGAGCTTGTTGATTGTTTAATGTTGTTTAAGAGTATAATACTGAAGCATATAGGTATGTGTATTCAGATAAACATATTTGATGAAATCTGTAATAATGTATTTCTTCTTTAGTTAGTTTAGGCATGACGTTTAGATTTAATTGATTCAACATAAATAGTTAGAATTAGTAATGAATAGACTACAAATACAAATGATATTGTAAGTCCTAATATTTGATTAATATAATATGACGTAACAATACATATTAATCCATATCCAATGTGTGCAGATAATGGTCTTTCAATACAAAAGTCTGCTATCATATTACCTAAATAGAATAATATGGATATGAATCCAATGATGTGTAATAAGTTTGATTCCATTGTAATAGTTTTTAATTAGTTAATAATTTATTTAATTTGTTAAAGCATTTAATTTAGGGTAAATTTTTCTGTAATTATATTCATGTGTATTTTCTTTAACATGTAACATTTTACAGAATAATAGAAATGTTTTCATAATTATTTAGTTTTAAATGATTAATTTGGTATAAACAGTTAGGCGGAAACATATAGTATAAACTAAATCTGCATGTATTTCTACATCTGCCACTCTTTAACTGTTTAATATTGATAATCTATTACATACCCACAAACATTAATATAATACTTGATACTTGCACAAGTCCTTGTTATATAATGGTTTACAGTGGAATATGTAATAGATATTTAGTTAGGTTAATAGTGAGACACCAACACATATTGATGCCCAAATTTGGTCATGACTAGGTTTGTTGTTTACATAACCTAATTCACGTTTAACAGTATTTAATCTGTTATGTACACTGAATGCATATTCAGGTAATTTAGTTTGTCTGTTGATAATTGGTCTACCATTTTTAGTAGTACGTTGTAAAGTGTTCATAGTTGGATAGTTTTTAGAGGTTAATAATTGGTTTATAAGTTGTTAATTAAGCTATGTGTATATAAGAGGATATAATTATAGGATAAGTTAGGATTAGGGTTAAAAGGTGAGGGAGAGGAGTGTACTCCATCTACTATTCCATAATTCCCAATGTTTTCAAGCCTTTCAGAGCATTAATTCCTACTAAACTAGTAGATTACTCTAAATTAAATATAAACTCTCCTCAGTGGTCTATTCCACAAGCTTAACTAAGATGTAAACATCTCAATTAACTCCAAAGCAGTTGGAGAGAGTTATATATTTAAGTGTTGTTAAAGATTAATACAAGCTAATAGTATAACAAAATCCATTGCTAAGCAAATGAATATTGATTTAACTAACTGATTATCAGATAATTTGTTAGATAAGTTTGGAATTATTGTTAGAGTTAACATAATATATAAGGTTAATTGGTTAATTGGATTTGAATTAGAATTAAATAAAGAGGAGAGCACTAGGCTCTCACTCAATACTATAATGACATAGTCTCCTCTTCTACATAAGAGTTGACAGTAGCAATAGCTTGTCCCTCTTCAGTAATCAATACATTAAATGTTGATAATGTACCATCATAAGACCTTTTACCAACTGGTAATGTAGCTTTAGCACCACTAGCTAATTCATAGCTAATAAATTTACCATTTGGACCAGCAATAATAGATGCTTTAACTGCACCTAATTCTTTTAAATACTCTAATAAAGTTTTCATAATGTGATAGTTTTAAAGTTATAAAGGAAATGATTTTCTCTCAAAGTTTAGTGGGGGATGGAAATTGGGGGTGCTGGAAATCCTTATATACATTGAAAATTTTGAAAAAAAATAAAATTTTTGGTGATTAATATTTGTAAAAATAACTAAATAATGCTTATCTTTATATTATGAAAATATGTAAAAAATGTAAAGTAGAAAAAGAACTTACTGATTTTAATCAGTGTTCAGTAAACAAAGACGGGTATTTAGGGTTTTGTAAAGAATGTAGATATGGTCATAAACCACATAAACCTATTGTAGAGGGTTTAAAAATATGCACCACATGTACAGAATCTAAAGATATATCTTGTTTTTCAATTATCAATAAAAATACAGGAAGTACTCAATCTAGTTGTAAAGTATGCAGAAATAAATACAAAGCAATAAAAAGAAAAGCTAACCCTATTAAAGAGTCTCTAAGAAAGAGAAAACAAAAATTAAAATCTAACTATGATATGACGATAGAAGATTATGATAAATTGTATAGTACTCAACAAGGTAACTGCTTGATTTGTAATACTTACCATAGAAAATTATCAATAGATCACTGTCATGATACAGGATTAGTAAGGGGTTTATTATGCTCTAATTGTAATTCAGGATTGGGTATGTTTAAGGATAATTCAATTTTATTATTAAAAGCCGTAGAATACCTTAAACTATCTAACACTGATAAATCTTAAATCTCATACCCATTTATGCACTATAATACACATTCCCGTGTAACAAATACTTACTACTTTTGTTACAACTTTGCATGAATTTTTCATAAAATGAAACCTATTAAAGCTATATTCTATGTCCCCAAAATATAAGATAATTGGGACGAGTATTTGGTAATTAGTTAATTATTAGTTACCTTTAGATCATGGAAATTAAGATATTACACCGTACTCCAGACTTAGAACATACTACTATTATGTTAGGAGAAGTCATAAGACATACAGTTACTACTGTAGAATATACTAATATTATTAAACCTGCTACTAGAGTAGAAGGAACTGGTGCTGATTACATTATAGCTAGAAACAAGATATTAGAAGAATACTTTATTAATGGACCTAAAGAACAATTCTCATGGTAGAACAAGACCCAATAATGTTTGTATATAATCACCCATTAGGAAATGTAACTATTTACTTAGGAAGTAAATCTAAATTTTTACCTATTGAAGAGTGGAAAGAATTTAAGAATGGTGCTAGTGGTAAAGTAGAAATAAGAATTAAAGTAGAACAATTATTTAACAATGAGCAACAATGAGTAACAATGAATATAAACAACAACAGTTTTGGGTAGATGAACCTGTAGATATTAGGATTAAACATAAACATCTGTATGATATTATAACCTATAGACTAGAAGAAGCTTTACACCAAACAATAATTAAACAATCTAATAAATCAACATTACCTAAAGATTATACAAATGGAAAATAACTTATACTATACACCTACAATAGAAGAGTTTCATGTAGGATTTGGATATGAATATATGAATGGAGATAGGTGGGAAGAATCTAAAATGAGAATACAAGATTATAAATCTGATGGACCAGATTATGAAAGATCAGATAGTTGGTTTGAAGAAGAATTATTAGGAGGAATTAGAACAGTTAGAGTTAAATACCTAGACCAATCTGATATAGAAAGTTTAGGTTGGGAATTAAGAGATTCTAAAAAATCACCATTTACAGGAAGACAATTAATGACTTTTCAAAAAACAGAAGAGTTTGGATTTAACAATGGTATTCATTATTGGTTAATTCAACAAGATGATAATTGGGTTATTAAAATACAAGCATATTCATCTTATGTACCTGGAGAATGGGTTATGAGATTTAAAATTAAAAACAAATCAGAATTAATTAAACTAATGCAACAATTAAATATTAAATAATGAGAACAAAATCTAAAAATTTCAACGATCATCAAATCATAGGTATATTACCTGATGGATCAATTTACCTTAAAATGGGTGTAACTAAGAAACACTATAACGATAAACTAGATTATGAGGATATGGATCATATCAATGAGAAGTTAATCATGGCTGAGAAAATCAATAAGTTTTATTTATTAACTGGGACTAGTCCTATAACTGAAGAATAATATGAAACTAGTATATGATTTAAAATCAAAACCTAATCAAATGGAAATTACAGAATTTCTATATTGGGTAAAAGAAAAAGGGATAGTTTGGTGGGATTCTTCATTAGAAGGGCAAGCACCCATAATTACTCCAGAATCCGATTTAGAAATTAAAGATATTTCTAAAGATTTAACACCTGAAATTTGATAGTGTCCTAGAAAAAGCTTATATTTATACTGTACTATTACTGAAGAAGTAATTCAGCAAGGAATACCCAAAAAGTTAACACTTGCTTAGAAGTTGGATAGTAAACTCTGAGATTGAAATAACATCTAAACATAAGGGTTGAGGTTTCTCCGATAGGTACAAAAAAAGGTTATAAATGAAATTCTATAACTGCTACAAGAGGTATGAAGTATCCTCCTGAATTAACAGGGTTAAAGTAAGCAGTGGCCAGGTAACTGGAACGGTTAAAGACAGATAGATATAAGTTTATAATTAATCCTAACATCTGGTGTACAAACTGGAAGGGGAATATTGTGTTCAATTCAAAATAAAAATTATGGAAATAAGTAAAGAGTTTATACAACAACTATTAGATATAGTAAACAAAGATGCTGATAGCAAAGTAAGATCTAAACCTGGATATGGTAGATTTGAAATAGATGAATGGACAACAAATGAAGGTAAAGGGGTATGTTTTACTTTATGGTATAAACCAACTAAAATTGATATAGGATTTAATAAAGTTGTTTTAAGAAAGAATTATGATCTAACAGTAGACCATTTAGAAGTATTTCAATCTGTATTTTATGAGGAAGTAGTTAGATATTTAACAATGCATCCAGATTCCCATAAATTGATACAATATGGAATAACTAGATAATTAACTTAGTTATATAATTTATTTGGTTATTATAATTAAATCAGTTATATTTGATGTATGGAATTAAACGATTTAAATTTAGTACTTATAGTAATAGGATTAAGTGTATTAATTTCTGCTTATTTTGAAGATGATAAATAATGGAATTCAAACTTAAACTTCCCATAGCTCAAAAAACTAAATATCTTATTCAGATGTTGAATCCTATTATGGGTAACTTAACAGATAAAGAGATTGAGATCTTAGTTGTTATTGCTGATAAGCAGATAACTATTATTGATAAGAATACTAGAACAGATGTTCGTATGTTCTTAGATATGGATAAGTTTAATTTTAATAACTATATTAAAAAACTAGTTACTAAGAAAGTATTACAACAAGTAGATAGACTAACCCTTAAAGTTAATCCTAATATTCTACATATTTTAAAACATGATTCAGTTAATTTAAGTTTTGTATAATGGAAGAGTTATTAAAAGATTATTTATTATTACAATCTCAAGTATTTTCATATAGAAATAAACTTATAAATATGGGTTTAAATGGTATTATTATGGATATGAAAATTGAAGAATTTGACAAACATTTTAATATAACTAGTGATAGAGAAGGTAAAATATGAACTCAACAAAAAGTAATATCTATGAAGAAATATTGGATGAAATTAAGGGTGACTTTACATTATCTAAAATGGAACTTGAAAGAATATGTGACTCACAGTTCAGAGTAATTAGAAATACTATGAGTAATAGAGAGGGTAAAGTAGTTCAGTTAATTTACTTAGGTAAGTTTAGACCTACTGCTTACAATCAAGATTATATTAAACGATTAAAACTTAAGACAGATGAGTAAATTAATGGAAATTATTTCAGGATGGTCCAATGTAATTTGGGAAAATCCTAAAGTAGAAAAGATAGCTATGGACAGAGCAGTAGTTTGTTCAAATTGTTTTTACAATATTAACAATACTTGCTCACAATGTGGGTGTCCTTTAATTGCTAAAACAAGGTCAGAATATTCTAAATGTCCAATGAACAAATGGTAAATAAATTAAAAGTTTATACTACAGATACTTTAAATGTACCTCAAAACCATTCTTTTAAATTATTTAAAGAAATAGATACAGAATTAGCAAATAAAGTAATATCTTTAGTTAAACCCAAATTACGTAAAATGAAACTTAAAATGTTTATTATAATCAAATTAAAAGATAATGATTCATTTTATTCTTATTCAACATGGTTATTCAGTAAAGACTTAAAATAATATGATAATAGAACTAGAAGTCATATCTCAATTACCTATAAAGGAAAGAGGTAGATCTATTGCAAGATATGTCCCAGAAAGAATATTTCAAAAGAAGCTATTCATTACTGAGGGTATGCAGATAGAAGAACATATGAATCCTTCTGGTAAGGTTGTACCTAAGTTTACTACTTGTAAATATGATACTGAATACTATAAGATTAATATGCCTTATAAGAAGTTAAGAGATAATTACTTTACACCAATTACTATTAAAGGATTAGGACAATGAGATACTGGATATTAGTAATATATTATGCAATATATAAAGATAAAACCTTTTTAACAGGTTATGTTGATCGTAAAACAAACACATTAAGCTTTTATTGGGGGCATTATTCAATGGAATCTGCAAAATTTAATTTTAGAGAAAATATGATAAGAAATATCTATTTTAAATATCGTGATATAAAAGTATTATTAGAATCTTTAAATCTTAAAGATGAGACAACATGTATTGATGGATGTCCTATAAAAACAAATAATCCTATTATTGTAGAGTTTGATACATATGCATAAAGAATTAATAATACCTATATATGGTTGTCTTGTTAGTGTCTATGTCATAGATAATTTTAACAATGTTAAAAAAGATTTAAAAACACAATATGACATTGATGAAGAATTTATTGAATGTAGAGGGTGTGTTTTTAATAAATTTACTTCTAAATATGAGACTAGATTACATGTATTAATTGTTAAATATGATGTAAATAAAAAATATTACTTTGATACAATAGGTCATGAATTATTACATTTAACTCAAGATATTTTAGAACATAAAAATATAATATTTAAGAAAAAAGATGCCAATGAAACTTATGCTTATCTACAAGGGTATTTATTAAGTGAAACAATTGAATTTTTTGAAAAAGCTTATACTAAATTTAAAAGATTAAAAAATTAATGATTAAAATAATAGATTTAAAAGATAGTAAGATTATTGTAGCTCCAGAATGTTTGGTTATAGAACCATTCAAATCTGTGTGGGAGAAAGATAAATCTAAAGATAAAACTCATGCATTTAACATAATTAAATACACTTGGTATTATGCTTCATTTAAATCACCATTCTTCCAACATAGTAATGTAGATAAGCATAAATTAATTGTAGATCATATTTTAAAAGAACCTAAGTTTAAAATGACGGAAGAACTTTTAGCTTGTATTAATATGTACGATAAAATACATACTACTCCTGCAATGAGATTGTTTAAAGCTGTTCAAGAATCTATTGGTAAAATGGAGGAGTTCTTTAAGACTGCAGAATACAATGAGGATAGTATTACTAAAATTCAAAAGGCAATTATAGATATGCCTAAGATGCAAGAAGCTGTTCAATCAGCTTTAGATAATTGTAATAAAGAACAATCATCTGGTAATAAAGTTAGAGGAGATGCTCAGCTTGGAATGTTTGAAGATAAATAATTATGGAATTTACAAAAGAAAATCATTATTCAACTTTTTTATTAAATGAATCTAAAAAAGGATTAGATTTAAAAAATATAAAAAGATACATGTTAGTTATTGGTTGTAATAATACACCAATAGAAATTAATTTTAAAGGAAATCAAAGTTGGATATTAGATAATGAATTAAAAACATTAGAACAATATAACTTAAAACCTGAAGACATAAAAGTATTATCATATCTTGAAGGTGTATGTAGTCCTTTTAAAAATAAAAATGGATGTTCAGCATCTGCTGTAGATGGTTATGAATTACATATAATGTTTTAATATGCTGAATGACAATAAATACGTAATATGTGTAGACTACTTTAAGAATACTAAAGAGTTTTCATATCTTGCTGAACAATATAATAGAACAGGATTATATACTAACTCTATTCCAGGAACTATAGAATATGTAGAGTTCTGGCAAGATGTTAGAGATAAATGTTTAAATGGATTTACTAACTCTTGTGGGCAACATATTACTGGTCAACATTTTTTCTATTTAAACTTCTGTCCAATATTAGGTCTTAATGAAAAGACTGGAAAGAAATCTAAAATCTTTCCTAGATTTATAGATTTAGATTATGAATTCTTCCACATGGTAGAATATTGTAGACTAAATCAAAAATCACTAGTTGCTGTAAAAGGTCGTCGTCAAGGTTGGTCTTACAAAGCTGCAGCAATATGTACACATGAATTCTATTTCTATCCAGATAGTAAAGCAATTATAGGTGCTTTTTACAGCACCTTTAGTCAAAACACTATGAATATGGTTATTGATAATTCAAATTTTATCAATATGAATACTGAATTCAGAAAGCAAAGAAATCCTGACCTTAAAGACTTTATTAAGGCAAGGTATCAGGCAACTGTTAGCGGGGTTAAGGTGTGGAAGGGGTTTAATTCCGAAGTGCGTGCCATTAGCTACAAAGATAATCCTACTAGTGGTGTTGGGCTTAGTGCTAACTGGTTAATCCTCGACGAATGCGGTGTTTTTGGAAACATTGTAGATGCATATGGTTACTCTGAACCCCTTATAAAAGACGGTAGTACATACACAGGTGTAGCTCTGTTATTTGGATCTTCTGGAGACATGGATTCAGGGAGTAAGTATTTCTATGAGATGTTTACTAATCCTGAAAAATACAACATGTTAGATTTTGAGGATCCATTTAATCCTAATGGCAGGATAGGGTTCTTTAGTTCAGCTACAAAAGGCAGATTAGGCTTATGTCTTAATCCAGAATCTAAATGGTATAAAAAACCTATGGTTGATGAAGATGGTAACTCTAACTATGAAGCAGCTCAAGATGATATTGACTTTTTAAGAGCTAAGGCTAAACATGGTTTAGATCCTAAAGCAATTCATAATATTACTACTCAATTCCCTTGTACTTGGAAAGAAGCTTTTTTAAGAAATAAAGGTAATGTCTTTGGTTCTCCAGAGATGTTAGAATGGTTAGGTCATTTAGAGAATACTCCTAGTCTTAGAGGTCAAGCTCAGAAAGGTGAACTATTCTTTGATGATGGATATGTTAAATGGAGACCTAATGATGACTTAGTTCATATTACAGACTTCCCTTTAAGAAAAGATCCTAAGTCAGGAGAATCATTCTCTACAAATGGCTGTGCAGTGATTTGGGAACACCCTGAGAAACATGAGAATGGTGAGATACCTAATTACTTATATATTGCAGGATGTGACCCTTATGATCAAGATAAATCAGAATCTGGATCTCTAGGCTCATTCTTTGTCTATAAGAGATTTTATAGAGCGGATAGAACTCATGATATTATAGTTGCTGAATACACATCTAGACCAGATACTGCAGAAGAGTTTTATGAAGTATGTAGAAAACTATGTATGTATTATAACTCTAAAGTATTGTATGAGAACCAGTTAAAAGGTTTAAAGGTATACTTTGAACAAAAGAACTCTCTACAATATATGTGTGAACAACCTGGTATTATTAAGGATATGATTAAGGATTCTAGAGTTCAACGTGGATATGGTATCCATATGAATAGAGGATCTGGAGGTGCGGCGGGTATTAAAGATCAGTGTGAGTTATATCTTAAGAAATGGTTATATGAGGAAATTAATGGTGAGGTAGAAGGAACTAAACAACTTAGATTTCAGACTATTAAATCTATACCATTGCTAAAAGAGTTAATAGCTTATGATAGAGAAATAAATACAGATAGAGTTATTGCGTTAATGCTATGTATTTTACAAACCTATGAATTACATAGAATACATGTAGAAGAGCTATCAAATGATGCTAACCCTATTAGTAATTACTTAGAAAGAATTTATAAAAAAGGCCTTATATTTAATAGGAAGAATTCCCAATTTAACACAAGTACAAACCAATGAGTCAAGATATATACGCCAATTTAGGTGGTCAGAATTTACCACAACAAAAGTTACCTATGTCTAGCAAAGACAAAGAGTGGGGTAAGTCTTGCATTAATTATTATTCAAATTACAGATATACTAATGGTAGTAATCTGCGTTCTGATAGACTTAGAAAGTTAATTAACTACGATTTATATAATGGTAAAGTCAACCATAAGGATATTGAAACTATATGTGATCCATTGGGTATCAATACTTCAAATACATTTCCCGCTAGATTTCAACATTATGACATCATCTCTGAACCAATTAAGTTACTTATTGGTGAGGAAACTAAACGTCCAGATAATCATATTGTGGTATCTGAATCTCCAGATGATATTAACAGAAAGACTTCAGCAATTAAGGAAAAGATTTTCCAGGCTTTACAACAAGGTTTGGCTTATCAAATTGATCCTAATGCAGATCCTAATAATCCACCACCTCCACCGGAAGAAATTATCAAGCATGAAAAATATACACCGTCGGATATAATTGAATCTAAAGCTAACAAGATTCTTAAGTCTTTAAAGAAGAAATGTAATACTAGATTATTATTTTCTCAAGGATGGAAAGATGCTTTAATTGCTGGAGAAGAGATTTATTGGGTAGGTATTGAGAATGATGAAGTAGCTATGCGTAGAGTTAATCCAGTTAACTTAACTGTGATACTAGATGGAGATACTACTTTTATTGATGATGCTATAGCAGTAGTTGAAGAACGTATGTTGGCCATCAATACTATTTTAGATGAATATGGTGATATTCTATCTAAAGCAGATATAGAGAAATTAGAAAATTATACTAGAGGGACCTTTGGTTCTTTTAATACAGCAGGTGGATTTGAACCTCAGTTTGATGTAGTTAATGGACAAAATGCTTTTGCAGGAGTTACTCCAACTAATGCTTATAATGGAAATAATAGTAATAACTATTCTATTAGAGTTACTAGAGTTGAATGGAAATCAATGAAGAAGATTGGTGAGTTAACTTGGACTGATGAAGAAGGAACTGTTAATACAGAGATTGTAGATGAATTCTTTAATACTAGAATATTTAAAGAAGCTTTCCCTGATGCTAAAGTAGAATGGTATTGGATCAATGAAGCTTGGGAAGGTGTTAAAATTGGATTAGATATATTTACAGACATTAAACCTAAACCTAACCAAAGACGTAGATTGGATAATCCATACTACTGCAGATTAGGTTATACAGGATTTATATATGAAGCTACTAACTCTCAATCAGTTAGTTTAATTGACAGATTAAAACCTTATCAATATTTATATGATATTATATCTTATAGATTAGAGATAGCATTTGCTTCAGATCAAGGTAAGAAGTTCATCATGGACTTAGCTCAGATACCTCAAAGTCAAGGTATCGATATTGATAAGTGGATGTACTATCTTAAAGAGATGAATATTGCATTCATTAACTCATTTGAGGAAGGTAAGAAAGGTGCTGCTACAGGACAATTGGCCAACAAGTTTAATCAGTTTCAAGCAATTGATTTAAGTCTTAGTCAATCTATTCAACAATATATCAATATGTTGGATTACATTAAACAACAAGTAGCCTTTGTATCTGGTGTTACACCTCAACGTTTAGGTGCTATTAATAACTCTGAACTAGTTGGTAATGTAGAAAGATCTGTTAATCAATCATCATTAATTACTGAATATTTGTACGAAGCTCATGCTGAAGTTAAACGTAGAGCCTATACAGCAATGATTGAAGTTGCTAAGATATGTTATAAGAAAGGATTAGTTGCTCAGTATGTCTTAGATGATATGGGTATTGAGATGCTTAACCTAGAAGAGAATGAATTTGAGAATTCAGAGTTTAATGTATTTGTAACTAACAATACTAAAGATCTTGAATTAAAAGCTAAGTTAGACCAATTAGTTCAAGTAGCATTACAGTCTGAAAAAATAGATTTATCTTCAATAGTTGAAACATTAATGAATGATTCTCCTAGAGATATTGTAAGATTGTTACAACGTAAAGAAGAGGAGTTCTATAAACGTCAAGCTGATAGTTCTAAAGCTCAACAAGAGCATGAAATGAAAGTTGAAGCTATTCAACAACAAATGCATGCTGAACAAGTTGAATTAGATCATTTAAAACTTGATCAAGAAAGATATATTGCTGAAGCTAATAATTCTACAAAAATTCAAATTGCTGAGATTGGTGTATTTGCTAGACAACAAGATTTAGATCAAAATGATAATGGTATCCCTGATCCTTCAGAGATTGCGGCTAATGCATTAAAACAACAAGAATTATCATCTAAAGCATTCTTAGAACAATCTAAGATTGGACATGATAAATCTAAACATGATGCTCAGTTAGCTCAAAAAGATAAAGAGATTAGAATGAAACAAGATCTAGAAAATAAGAAACTTGAACAAATTAAAATTCAAAATAAGAATCAAATTGAATTAGCTAATAAGAAAGCTGCTTTAGATAAAGATATGATGAATAAAAAGATGGAGATAGAACGTATGAAGTTGGCCGCAGCTAAAGCTAAATCTAATAAACCTAAAAAATAATGGAAGTACCTAAAGTAAAACTTGGTGGGGTTAAAAACCCTTTTGCATCTAAAGAATGCATTGATATATTAAATTATAGAATTGAGCAAGAAGAATATTCTAGTCGGCTATATCAAATAATGTCTTTATGGTTAAATGATCATGGATATACTGGAGCAGCTTCAGCCTGGTTAAAGGATTCTGAAGATGAGATGAAACATGCTCAATGGGCTAAAGATTTTCTTTTAGATATGGGAGTAACTCCAAAGTTACCGGCTTTAAAAGAACCTCCTCAAGTATTTGCTGGATTACCTGATATTATTAGACAATCATTTGCTCATGAAATAATGGTTACTCAACAATGTAATGAATTAGCTTCACATGCTATGAAATATGGTAATCATTTATTATATCAATTAGCTATGAAATTCTTAACTGAACAACAAGAAGAACTAGGAAAAGTTCAAACTTATATAGATAAATTAGAAGCTTTTGGTGAAGATAAGATAGCAATGAGATTATTTGATACAGAATTAAAAGGATAATAAAGCTATAAAAAGTTAGTTAACTGTCTAACTTTTAAAATTAGGAGACAATAACCAAAACAGTTATATTTATAGTATATTACTAATAAGGCAAGCATGAGTAAGGAAAAACAAAAGGAATTTAATATCCTAGATACACCATTTGGTGAAGGTATGGAAATGCAGTTTAATGATGAATATTCTTCAGATTTTAAAGAGAATAATTCAGTAGCTCAACCATTACTTGAAAATCTAGAAGACGTGACACCAGTTGATGAAACTAAGGAAGTTACAAAAGAGGTTGTTAAAGACATCCCCAAAGAAGAAACTAAAGCACCTGAAGAAGTTGCTGAAGTTGAGACTAAACAAGAAACTACTGAAGAGAGTTCTTCTCTCAAAGTATTTGCAAGTTGGTTAGGAGATAAAGGTTTAGTAGACTATGATGAAGAAACTTTTGAAGATTCTGAAGATGGTTTAAAAAAACTAATGAGTACTACAGTTGAGAAAGAAGTTGAAAGGTATAAACAAAGTTTACCTGAAGATGTACACAAACTTGTAGAATTTGTTGAAGCAGGTGGAGATCCTAAACAATTTATGGATCTTTATTACAACCAAAGTTCTTGGGCAGACTTTAAATTAGAAGATGAATCTGATTCAAAAGTTGTTTTAAAAGAGTATTTAAAAGCTCAAGGTGAAGATGAAGAAGAAATTAATGAAACTCTTGATACATATGAAGTTTCTGGTATATTGGAAAAGAAAGCTAAAACAGCTTTAACTAAATTACAAAATGCTGAAAAGTCTTATCAAGAACAGTTAGTTGAAGTTCAAAAGAAATATGATGCTGAACAAAAGGCTTTAGCTAAAAAACAATATGAGGAGTTTAAAGACAAATTATATTCTAAAGATGAAATTCAAGGGTTTAAGTTAACTCCCAAATTAAAAGATAATCTTTGGGACTTCATTATGAAACCCGATAAATCAGGTAAGACTGGTTTACAGAAGCATAATGAAACTAACGAAAATGCTCAATTTATGTATGCTTATTTAGCAATGAATGATTGGGATATGAGTAAGTTAGAAAAACAAGTAAAGAATAAAGTAAGTTCAGAGTTAGCTAGTAAGTTATCTAACTTTAAAGGAGATAGTAGATCTAAATTAAAAACTGGTCAATCAGATAGTTTTAGTCAAGAAAAATCTTCAAGTAACTTCAGTGCTTTCCGCCAAGCATTAAATAATGGCTTAATTTAAGAACAATTATTAATTTAATATAAACAATAAAAATGCAAATTAGTCCATTACAAATAACAAACATGAACTGGCATGCGGGTCTTACTCAAGATTCACATTTGTCTAGTTTCTTTTTAACTGAGCCAGCTATTGCTAGTCAAGTTATCACTCGTATTTATAACAAACAAAACGGTTATAAAAATGCTCTATCATTCTTAACAGGTGGTATGGGTAAATCTAAAGAGATTGATGGTATCCAATATCGTTGGAATATCATTGGAGATTCTCGTAAAGCTATTTCAATTACACGTTCAGTATTTGATGCTGCTGCTTCAGTAGGTATCAATGCTACAACTTTTAAAATTGGTGTAGGTGAAAAATGGTTCTCAGAAGGTGACGTTTTATTATTTGACAGTCCAGATTATAAAGCTCGTGTAATTTCTGAACCAATTTATGACGGAGCTGATTACATCTTAGTGTGTCAATTAGTTACTGCTGATATTACTAAAGCAATCCCAGGAGCGTTATTAGTAGTTGGTAAAGAGGTATCTAAAGAATACAACTTAGTAGAGCATGATCATTCTCGTACATCTGGTGAAACTCACTATGCTACACCAATGATGTTAGAAAACTTTATGTCTACATTGCGTAAAAAATATTCTGTAACTGGTGCTGCTCACAGCCGTGTTATGGTTATCTCAATGTTAAATCCTGAAACTAATGAAAAAACTAACACTTGGGTAAAATATGCTGAGTGGGAATTCTGGAAACAGTTCATGGATGAGATTGAAATTAGTTTAATGTTTGGTGAATCTAACGTTAAATCTAACGGTACTACAGATTTAAAAGGTGCTTCAGGAAATACTATTTATTCTGGTGCTGGATTAGAATCTCAAATTGCTCCAGGTAACAAACGTTTATACACTACTTTGAATGAGAAAACTATCCGTGATTTCATGGGAGATTTAGCATACAATGGTACTGAAGATGGTCCTCGTGAGTATGTAGCATTATGTGGTCGTGAGTTCATGAACTTATTTGATCAAGCTATGAAACGTAGTGCATCTGCTTTCAACTTAGTTGATAGTAAATTCATTGCAGGTGAAGGACAAAACTTAGAGTTACATGGCCAGTTCATGACTTACACAGGTTTAAATGGTGATAAGATTACTTTAAAAGAATACAAGCCTTATAATGATGTTGTAAGAAATCGTTTGTTACACCCTCAAACTGGTAAACCAGCTGAGTCTTACAAAGCAACTTTCTTAAACTTTAAGTCTTATAACAAAGGAGAACCAAATATTCAAAAAGTATACTCTAAAGATCGTGAGATGGTAACAACTTACATCGAAGGTATGTATGGACCTTATGGACCTAAGAAGAATGGTTCATCTGCAAGTTCAGTAGATGGTTACACATTTGAAGCAATGACTGAATGTGGTATCATGTTAAGAGATCCTTCAGATGCGGCTCAATTAATTTTAGATGCTTCTAGCATTAGCTAGTAAAAATAAAAGGTTTTGAAGAGTGTACCTTACCCAAACACTCTTTATTTTTAAACTAATAAAGGCAAATTATTAAAACAATGGAAGAACAATTAAAACAGTATGTTATTAGACCTATCATACGAAACAAATTTTCAGGTCAATCTTATTACAACAAGACTTTAACTGTAATTCAAGGTGCTCAACTAAGTCAAAATGGTTTGTATAAAACTGGATTGTCTTTAGAAGATCAAAAACATTATGAAGAAAAGTTAAACTTACCTAAAGGAACTTTAAGTGCTAGAAATGGTGAGTTCTGGGGTGATATGGAAGTACGATTAAGAAATGATAAATTGACTATATTTAATATAGTAAATGATTATGATGAATTAAAGTTTAGAATGTTACAACAACATGATTGGATTGCTAATACAGAGCATGACGTTGTTGGAAACTCTACAGCTAGATTCTACATATATGATCCAGAAGCTGCTTCTAAGATTGAAGATGCTAAAATGGAATTCGAGTTTGCAGCTATTGAGGCTTTCAGTAATGCAACTATCGAAGAAAGAAAAGGTCTATTGAGAATCTATGGTAAGAAAGGTGTAGATACAATGTCTGAAACTATGGTTAAGACTGAATTGTATAAACAAGTTAAATCTGATCCTAAAGAGTTTATTCGTTTAGCTACAGCTAAAGATACTCCAGTAAGAGGTTTAATTGAAGCCTTAATTGAGAAAGGTATTCTTAAAAAGAAAGGAACTTATTTTTATAATGGTGAAGACTTATTAGGTAGTTCAACTGATGAAGTAGTAAGTTACTTATCAGACTTAAAAAACCAAGCTGTTAAATTAGCTTTAGAAAGTAAATTAAAACCAAAGAAAGTTAAAGCTGAATAATGACAATATCTCAATTTCATATTGAATTTAAATTTAGGTTAGATAAAATGGATGCCTTAAACTATCCTAACTTCTTACCTGAAGAGATTGATTTGATATTGAATAATGCTCAGGATAGGTTAATTAAACAAAGGTATGGTTTTAATAATGCTAAAAGACAATCTTTTGAAGAAACTCAGAAGCGTACAGAGGATTTAAAGAATATTACAGAAAATACAATACTAACTCCTTTAGCTTACTCAGTAAACAATATAGATGCTAATGCTAGATTTGTAAATTTACCAACTAACCATTGGTTTACTATACAGGAGAGAGCTGGAATAACTTGTACTAATTGTGGTACTCCAATAACACAAAGAGTTGAAGTAATACCAATTACTCATTTAGAAGCATCTAAATCTTTAAAAGATCCTTTTGCTAAACCTAATAATGAAAAAGTTCTTAGACTTATGATAGCAGGAAAAGTTGAATTAATATCAAATTGTACAATTGTAGATTATCAATTACGATATTTAAGACAACCTGTTAAAATGAGTTTATCTGGAAATATTACTTGTGAATTATCAGAACATATTCATAATGAATTAGTAGACACCGCAGTAAGCATTGCATTAGAAGGAATAGAGGGTAAAAGAACACAATCATTTAATCCTTTGATTAATAACACTAACGAATAATAAATTTAATTTAAAATGGCAATATCAAAAACATCCCCTAAGCAATTCTTAGGAGCACAAATTCCAAATGTCAAAGTACTGTCTTCAAAGATTGATGAAATCATTGATGAAGTAAATGGTACATCTGGTACAGTAACTCAAACAACTAATCGCACTAATGAAGTAACATTAAATGCTACAAAAGGTGTAATTACTACAAATACAACGTCTTTATCTACAGCAACTAATGTTGTATTTACAGTAAATAACTCGGCTGTAAAAGCGGATTCCGTTGTTATTGCAAATATGGATACAACAAACTTAACCGCTTATGGTGTACATTTTAGTATTGAAAGTATTACAGCAGGGTCTTTTAAAATACGCTATCTTAATGCTACAGGTGGGAATATTACTACAGCATTAATTTTTAATTTTGTAGTAAACTAATTAATAAATATCTTAAATAATAAATAAATTTTAAAAATTAAAAACAATGTCAATTCATAAAGTAACAAACATTTTCGTAGGGACAGGTGGTGCATTTCAAACAGATGTAAACACATTAACTCCAGGTAAATTAGGTATGTTTAAAGCTAATCAAACAGCTTTAGGTGCAGCAGAACCTTATATAGCAGGAACAGCAACAAATGATATTCAGTTTTCTGAAACGTATTCAGATGGTTCATTTAAAAAATCAATGAGAATTAATGGTATTGCAGTAAAATCTGCACGTTTTGAAAAATATGCTCCAGCATCTCGTGAAGTATGGGCTATTGGATATGATCGTAAATTAGCTACAGGTTCAATTGAAGTAAATGCTTCTTCTGATTATACAGCTAGTATTCGTTTTAAAAATGATAAATCTTTATATTCTGAACGTCCAGAAGTATTAAGAATTAACTTTACTTCTAGTGTTTCGGCATCACAATTAAGTGTTGCAACTCAATTAAGAGATAATATTAATAATAGTGGTTTTAAATCATTAATTGTAGCATTATTAGTAGGTAATGGTTCAGGAGCAATGGGATTAACTGGTGCAACTGCTTATGGTGTAGAAATTACAGCTAAAGATATTGAACAATTTCAATCTAGTACTTTTAAAGAAAACCGTGTATATTTCTCTTGTCATATAGATGATTCTACAGGATTTGGATCTACTTCTTGTACTCAAATTTCTGCTAACTCTTATGGAGAAGGTACTTATAATCAAATCTATAACAAAGAGAACTTTGAATACCAATACGAAGGTTTATCTAACCGTAGATTATGGCCAGCACAAGCAGTTAAATTTAATGTAGTTAATACAGGTTATTTATCTGGAAGTGTTGTTGCAGCAGCAACTACTCCAACAGGAGCTTTATCTGCAGCATCAACTGGTGTATTAGGAGCTAATACAGTAGGATATGATGTAGTTGAAGTTGCTACTTCTACAGCAGGTTTAAGAGCAGGTGAATTAATTACTTTAAATAGTGTTGCTTATGAGATTAAATACATAATCAGTTCTACTAAATTTGTGATCACATCTCCTTTAACAGCAGTTGTAGCAGGTACAGCATTCTTAGTAAAATATTTCTATGATACTTTAACTATAACTTTTGCAGACAACACTTTCACTTCAGGGGCAGATATTCAAGCATTAGCTCAAAAAGCAATCATTATAGCTACTCCATCTATTAATGTTAGTTCTGCTGATCCATTTGATAGAACATTAGACACAGGAAGTTACTCAACAGAAGGTGTTGAATTACTTACTAATATAGGTGCTTGGTTAGCTGGAACTCCAACTAAAATTAGTACTGCAGTATTAATCGCATAGTCTAGTCCTTAGACTACAATCCACATCATTCTGATGTGTCAATCTTTAAAGCCTTAATTAGTATAATTAGCCCCTGGTTTCTCTTCCTTAAAGTTTTCCAGGGGCTTTATTTATAAAGCAAATTAAACAAAATCAATGGCACTTAACTTACAATTTGATATATGTGTAATCAATGGTTGTACACAATTGCAATTTTCTGAAAATACTGGAATATATAGTCTAGCTAATCTTGGTGGTTGGGATGATCCTAATATACCTACAAGTAATATAGTATCCGCAACATTACTAATTAAAGGACCAGATAATATAGAATATACTATAGACTTAAAAGCTGAAGGATTTCCTTCTATTGTAAAAGGAACTTCTTATAATATTCCATTATCTGATATGGGCAACCCTACAACCATAACTGATGGTCAATGGTACTTTGTATATACTGTAGTAGATGATAACGATGAAGTATATTCTACAGGAATCTATAAATATTTTACTTGTAATACGAGATGTTGTATAAGTAATATGTTAGCTAATGTAAATACTTGTGATAGTTGTCCTCAAGATGATTCTGAAAAAGAATATCTAAAAGCTAAAACTATGTTTGATTCACTAGAGAATGCCGCAGAATGTGGGGATAATGCAACATTTACAAGCATTAAAAAGATAATTGATAAATTATGCTTAAATAGTGGATGTAAAACTTGCAAATGATGAAAAAAAACCTTATATTATTAATATGTAAACTTTTAAATAAATTTTGTATGTGTAACTGCAAAGAATTAACAATACCTATTGGAGCACCTGGTGCAACAGGACCAGCTGGAGCTACTGGAGCTACTGGTCCTCAAGGCCCTACTGGGACATGTTCATGTGTAACTTTAAAAATCTCTTCAATAGAAATAACTGAAGGAGGTCCTAGAGCCTTTACTACTACTACAGGTGGTACAGCTCCTTATACTTATTTATGGGAATGGGCAGACAATATAAACTCGGGATTTGATGGTGCAACTCCATGGTTTATTTTTGATAGTCCTATTACAGCAAATAATGTATTATTTAATATAGGGATATATACACAAGCATTTGATGCTATAGCTACTAGTAATGCTGGTATTTTTGGTTTACTGAAATGTACTGTAACAGATAGTAACGGTGATTCTGCTTCCGATACTTACTTGTATATAAGTATGATTGCTGGATAATCTTATGACAGAGTCTAATTTAAATTTAATATTAACTAATGCCTTATGTTGTTCTGCAACTAAGGCTAAAGAAGTATCTAAACTATACTCCATAGGTAATAGTTGTGCAGATAAAGAATTAATTAAACTTAAATTACTTAATGATAAAATAGAAGTATTAAGATGTTATAACTTTAGTACAGATATTAATGTTACTAATGATTCAATTAACTGTTTAACAGAAGAACAACAAGATTTAATGGCTCATCAAATAATGGCAACATGTGATATATGTGATTGCCAATTAACTCAATAAAATAAATACAATGTCACAATTTGGAAATCAGTCAAAGAGTTATTTAGATCAATTACTTAGACAACAAAGATATAATTTAACAGCAATAGGATACCAACAATTAGTTGTTGGAGGGACTGCTGTAGCATTAACTGTACCAGCTGATGCTACTTATGCTTTAATAGAAGTAGAATCAGATTTAACTACTCCTGCTATCCGTTATTTAGAATTAGGTAATACAACATTACCCACTGCTTCTACAGGTATTAGAAGAAGTAATTTAGACGGTGTAGATATTGAAGGTAGACCTAATTTAGAAAACTTTAGAGCTATTCAAGTAGGTGCAGGAACACATAAATTAAATATACAATATTATAAATAATTATAATGGCTAACTCCTTATTTAGTAAAGTTAGAATATTTACAACACCTTCAAGTGGAAGCGGCGGTTCTGATCCTACCTTAAATGGTCGTGTAACAAATTTAGAAAACAATGAATACAAAATTACATATTATGAGATTGTGTCAGGAGCAAGCGGAAGCCTCACAATTCCTACAGGAGCAATTATCAACGCAGGGGAATTTGGGTTATCGGGTAACTGCATTCTTTCAAAGATTGATGGCTCGAATAAACCAACTTTTGAAAGTCCTAAAACAGTTGGTGGTACGGTAGTAACTGCTAGTTTAAATGAAACAACAGGAGCTTGGGTAGCATCAGGAACTTATACAGATACTGATGTAGCATTAATATATTCTATTAAGATAAAAGCTATTAATTATAGTAATTTAACATATACTAATATTATTGAAACTGTAGAACTATCTGACTTTCCTATATCTCAAACACTCACTAATGGCGTTACGGACAAAGCACCTAGTGAGGACACTGTTATTGATGCTTTATTAGGTAAGCAAGATAAAGTAAATGGATTAACAAGTGGCGGGGTTATTACTATTGGTACATTTGGTGCAAATAACGTAAGAGTAGCTGCTGCTGTATGGTTTATATCTCCAAGTAATTACACAACAGCAATAGATACTGATTTTTCAGTTGCATTAAGTTCAGCAGGATTACAAAGATATGTTGGATTTTATGGTAATACTTCAAATACTATTGTAAAAGTAGAAGGTACTGAGAGTGAATATGCTGCATTACCAACACAACCTGCTAATACAGCGTTAATTGGTTATATCTTAGTAACAGATTCAGCAGCAGGAGTAGCTCCTGATTTATCTACTTATGCTAAAATAGACCCAAGAGTTTTAACAATTACTTCTTCTGCAACCCCAACAATAGATGTAAGTCTTTATGATATTGTAAATATTACGGCATTAGCTACTAATATAACTTCAATGACTTCTGGATTAAGTGGAGTTAACGGAAACTTTAAATCTTTAATTATAAACATTAAAGATAATGGTGTGGCACGAACAATAACATGGGGTTCAAAATTTTCAAGTTTTTTTGCATCGTTACCGACTACTACAATTATAGGTAAAAATTTAGCAGTAGGTTTTAGATACAATGCTTCTACAGGAATTTATAATTGTTGGGTTTATTCATATTCAATATAGTAAGTTATGGCAGTTTTTACAGTAGCTAATGGAGGAGGTAATATAAATGCAGGCGCAACGTATGTAGGGGGAATAGTCCCTTTGTCTACGGATACTATTGCATTTACTGCAACAAGTGGCCAATTAACAGTTAATACAACGTTTACAATTGCAGGTATTGATTTTACAAATTACGTAAACACATTGACTATGAATGGTGTTCTTGTTGTAAATGGTAGTATAACATTTGTTGCAGCTATGACTATTTCAGGAACTAGTAAATTAACAATAGGAGCAACCTCTACAATAACATCAAATGGTAAAACATTTCCTAATTCTGTAGATTTTAATATGACAGCAGGTAGTCAAATTGTAACACTTGCTGATAATTTAACTATATCAGGATCTGTTTCTTTTCTTACAAACATTGCAACTTTTAACGGAAATAAAATGTTAATCGGGGGTTCTTTAGCGAATAACACAAATGGAGGGACTACTGTTTTTGAACTTATTGGAACTGGCACTTGGACTTCAAGTGGGTTTAAAAATTCATTAACTATTAACACAGTTGGTACAATAACAATAAGTGGTACTTTACAATTTAACACAGGAACATTAACATATATAGCTGGTACCGTTATAACAACTAGCTCTACACTTTCAATCGGGGCATCAACTACTCTCGATACAAATGGTATTAATTGGAATATAGTAACAATTACAACAGGTACAGTTATAGTTAATAGTTTATTGACTTGTACCACATTAAATTTAGCGAGTGTGGGAAATGTTATTTTTTCAGGAACAGCAGGATTTACTACTTCAAATTTATCAAGTGTAACGGCAGGAAGAACTATTACTTTAAAGAACGGAATAACATATACTATTAATAATTCATTAACGTTAACAGGAGCATCTGGAAGTTTAATTACAGTAGTAAGTTCAACAACTGCACACGCTTATTTTAATTTAAACCCTGCGGCAACTCAAAACGTACAAAATACAAATGGGACTTGGATTGATAGTAGTGGCGGTCAAACAATTAAGTCTTCATTTGGTGTTTTAAATAATACAATTAATTGGGAAATAGGTCAAGGTTCTTGGTGGTTAATACAATAAATATATATATAAAATGACAACAATAAATAATGAATGGATAACACTTACTGAATTGAGAAATGGTGTGACAGTTCAAAGAAAATTTGCAGGTTTAGATACTGAAATTTCAGAAACTGATGAAGTTTTATTTTGTAAAGTAAAATATCATGAGCGTGAATTATATCCAAACGGTAATGTAATTAAAAGTGAATTAAAATGGTACACTTTACAAGATTTACCTGAAACTATTAATGATGTTGAAGGATGGAAACAAGAGCCACTTGCTGTATTAACAGGATTTATTAATTCATTAGGTTACACAGGTATTATTAATCCAGCTAGAGAAACTTTAGAAAATATATTAATACTTTCTTTAAATGCAGCAAATAATTATCCTTTAAGAAGAGATACTAGAGAAAAAATAATTTTATAATTAGATTATAATGATAGGCTTTTTACTTAACATAATTGCTACACTAGCTATATGGGTACTAAGGCGATGGGCTTGGTTTTATAGCCTTATTACAATTAAAGATGATAATAAATACAATAGAGATTTAGCTTTAGCTAAAGATAGGTATCTAAATGTTTTACTAGCTCCAATTGCTAATAAATTACTGATTACTAAAGATGGTTATAAATTTGGTAATCCAAAAGAAACTATGAGTAGCGTAATTGGAAAAAATTTCTTAACTTCAACCCTGACTAAAAAAGGATTTAGTAATGGTATGTTTTGGTATAATTTTTTAGAAAAAATAGATAAAAAACCAAATCATTGTATTAGAGCAATAGATATGAATGTATAATTTATGGAAAAAGTAATTAAAAAAATAGAACTAACTGAATTAAAAAAAACTAAGCAAGTGATTGAAATTAAAAAATTAAGAAAATATTAAACTTTATGGTACAAATTGTTAAAACTGAACAATGAAACATTATCTAGATATTATTCATCACAAATTAAATAGGCTATTGGATTTAATAGATGTACCACTTATGACTATTGGAAGTTATACTTTATCACAATATAAAGATATATTTGGAATATTAGGTATCGCTATTACTGTGGCATACACTATTTGGAAATGGAGAAAAGAATGGTTAGAAACTAAAATTAAGAAATAATGAGTAACAATTTATTTAAAAAATTTAAAATCTTTACTTCTACCACAAAAGAAGGTGGAGGAGGTGGTGGTGGTTCTTCTATATGGGGTACTATTACAGGTTTTTTAGCTAATCAAACAGATTTACAAAATGCCTTAGATGCTAAAGTAGATGAAAATACCCCTATTACAGGAGCAACTAAAACTAAAATTACTTATGATAGTAAAGGTTTAGTTACCGCAGGAGCTGATGCTACAACAGCTGATATAGCTCCTAGTACTGATAGAAACTATGTAACTGATGCAGAATTAGTAGTAATACAAGAAGTAGCAGCTTTACATTCAGGAAGTGTAAATATAGATTTTGGTAATGATGGAGTACTATCTGAAAATGATTTAGTAATTACAACAGTATTAGCTCCATGGATTACAGCGACTACTAAGATTCAATGCTTTGTAGAAAATGATGGAGTTGATCATACAGATGAAGATGTTTATTTAGAAAACATAATAGCCTCTGTTTATAACATAACACCAAATACAAGTTTTGATATTATTGCAGTAGCACATAATTTAACTTGGGGAAGATATAAAATAACTTATAAAGAAATAATATAATGAGTATAAGAGTTAAAGGTTCAACTTATGAACAAGAAGTAAATAGTTTTAATGCTGCTAAAGTAGTAACAGAAACAGATGTAGCTACAAATCCAGGTAATGTAGGTGCCGTAAGAGCTTTTAGTGAGAATGACCCTGGTTCTAAAACAGGTGAAGCTTATCTAAAATCTCAAGAAGTATCACAAGATTTTAGAAGTCGTGTAGGTATGGATACAGTTTTGTTTAGTGCTACATTTAACGCTACTACTCAAAATACAGGTGTATGGAAGCATTCATTTACTACTATGACAATGACACAATCAGCAGGTTTCTTAAATGTAAATGCTGCTGGTACATCAACAGTTTCAGGTAACTTTGCGTATTTACAAACATGGAGGTATTTTCCATTAATAGGAACTGCGCCAGTTTGCGCTGAAATTACAGGGGCGTTTACAGCTTATCCAACTGCTAATGAAGTTTTCCAAGCAGGATTAGGTGTAGCTACTGGAGCTGCTGAACCTGTGGATGGTGTATGGTTTGAATTTACAAGTGCTGGCTTATATGGATGTATTAGATATAACTCTGGAACTACCACTAAACAAGCATTAGAAACAACTATAACTAATTTTCCTTTAAATACAAATACAAAATATAGTATAGTTGTAGGAGAACGAGAAATAGAATATTGGATTGATGATGTATTATATGGGGAGCAAATGATACCTGTTGGTCAAGGACAAGCTTTTTTATCTACATCTTTACCAGTATTTATACAAAAATATAATTCTGGTACAGTTGGTTCATCTCCAAATATGATATTTAAAGTTGGAGATGTTACTGTAACTTTAATGGATATTGCAACTAATAAAACATGGGCTGGTCAAATGGCAGGAACAGGTTTAGGGTTACAAACATTAGATGGTGGTACATTTACAAATGGAGCGCAACAAATTCAATGGGCTAATACGGCATTACCAACAGCAGCAGTAGGAACAAATACAACGGCTGCTTTAGGTGCTTTTTTAGGCGGTATATTTCAATTAAATGCTGCTGCCACTTCTGCAACAGATATAGTCATATCAAGTTATCAAAATCCTTTAGGCGGTGTCAATCAAACGGCAAGGACTATGTATTTACGTGGAATACAGGTAGGTTTAGTAAATGCTGGTGCTGCAAACTCTGCAACTGTTCCTACTACCTATGCGGTAGCTGTAGCTTGGGGTTCTACATCGGTATCTTTAGCGGCAACAGAATCTGCCTCTTTTACTACAGGTACAACTAAAATAAGACGTATTCAGCCTGTAGGTGTTATTGGTATACCTGTAAATGCTGTAATTGGTCAACAAGGAACGTCAACTCAATTTGATTTTGAAGCACCGATAGTTGTAAATGCTGGTGAATTTGTTGGGGTTATTGTTAAAATTCTTTCGGGAGCTGCTACGCCATCACAAGTATTACAATTTGTTGTATCACCTAATTTATATCACGAATAATGATTGTAAAAATAGATATTTGCCCTAAGTCGGGATTAAAAAGAGAAATAGAGTATATCGAATTTAAAGATGATAAGATAAAAAAAACTATCTTTTTAAATTGTGATTTAAACTATTATCATAAAGAAACAAATGAGTTTATAGGTAAGAATATTTTAACTAAAGATGCTGCATTAATTACATTAAGTAATGAAGTAAATTTAGAAGGTATTGGAGAATATGACTATTGGAAAGGCGTATTAAATGATGTTAATTCAATGTTAGAAAAAGAAATAACAGGTTTTGATTCATATTGTGCATATATTATATTAAAAGCATACGGACAAGGGAAGTTTAATTAAACACGTAAAGTAATGAATGATTTTGGATTTCAATCTAGTGGTAGTGGGGGTGGTGGCGGTGGCACTACTATTACTACAGTTGCTAATTATTCGGCTTTACCTGCTCCTAATACGGTATCTGGCAAATTTTATTGGTGCGAGGCATCACAAGGAACTAAATGGCTTCCATTTTCAATAGGCGGAACGTATTATCCTTTAGGGATGTATTATTCAAATGGTTCGTCTTGGGAGTTTACAGAAACTCCGTACCAAGCAACTCAATCAGAAGTAAATACGGGAACAAATACCGATAAATTTGTGTCACCTTCTACGCTTCAAAACAGTTCACAATTAAGCTCAAAAGTTCCATACACAGGTGCAACTCAAAATACTGATTTAGGAACGTTTAGTTTAAATGCAAAATCTTTGCACGTTAAAGGAACAGGCGGGAATGGACATTTAGGATTAAAACATCAATCTGCTAATATTACTGCAAATGCGAGTGAAAGTTCTATCGGTGCTAATTCTAGTGGTAATCCAGTATGGAAAAACGATGGTAATGCTATTCAAAATATATTAACAAATGATAATATAACTCAAACAATAACTAATGGAGTAACTGATAAAGCACCTAGTGAGGATGCTGTTTTTGATGCTTTATTAGGTAAGCAAGATAAAGTAAATGGATTAACAAGTGGTGGAACTATTACTATTGGTACATTTGGTGCAAATAACGTAAGAGTAGCGGCTGCTGTATGGTTTATATCTCCAAGTAATTATACAACAGCAATAGATACTGATTTTT